TGGACGAGAATGGAATACTTTGATCATCTGCAAAAATCGGTAGTTCGTCGACGTTATATCTCACGCGTCAGGATTGATGGTGAAGATAAACCGATGCTGGCAATATTTGAGGTTGGTGATGACGGTTGGCTCGGAGTTACAACATTTGCACCGGATAATCCTAATTATCTAGAGCAATTGCGAGTTGGTATTAGAGTGTTTAAGCGACAATAAAACCCAACGTGTCTGCGATTGGGTAGGCAGCTTGTGGGATTGGAGGTCCTAAAATGACTGGCGTAAATATTGAATTCAATGTACAAGATGCACTAAACGCACTAATCAAAATAGAATCTGCGTTGGACGATACGCATAGTTTATTTAATCATATTGGTGAAGCGCTGCTTGATATCCATGAATCGCGCTTCAATGCGCAAGAATCGCCAGACGGCATGTCTTGGAAAGAGCTTTCACCATGGTATAGAGAGAGTAAACCAAAGCAAAAGGACAAGATTTTAACGTTAAATGGCACACTGCGCAGCACATTACACTGGCAGATAGATGGTGACACTTTATTATTCGGTACCAACTTAGTTTATGGCGCAATTCATCAATATGGTGGCACAATTAAGCCAGTTACTGCAAAAGCATTGAATGTTGGAGGACGTCCGGTAAAACAAGTTGTAATTCCTGCACGCCCGTGGCTTGGTGTTAGTGCTCAAGATAAACTGCTGTTAGTTGATGTTGCTCGTGAACATCTTGGATTTGCATAAAACGCAATATAATGCGTTTTAAGCGACTTTATTCTAAAATGCTAGTCAGTTTATTTGCAAAGTACTATCATCGACTCGTAAATGCTTTATAATAAGTTTTAATGCATATTGCACCTCACATTTCATTTCAAACTCGTTTAAATACAACTACTATTTATCTGTCCCAGTTCAGATTACCCAATTTTATTTATT